TCAGCTATTGACGTACTACCACAACAACCACAACGCCGTTGGCGCACGCGCGGTCCTCACCACGTATTACGAGGCGAAGAAGGCCGTGCCAACGCGTGACTCTCTGGCAGTTCCCGATAAGGCGCGTACTGAAGGGCGGCCCGCAGGGGCCAAGCCCCGCATGAAGGCGTCGGAATATCAAGTCAAGCTGCGGCAGTTCATCAACAAGAAAATGTCGAAAGCTGACTGGGATTCGTACAAGGCTGAATTCGAATTGGCGCTCGCGGAAGACCGTATCGACCGCGATGCAACCATCTGATCAAAGGAGTCTAACGTGCCTCTCGCAAGCGCATCCGGCTATCCTGCCTATACGGGCAGTCTCATCCCCCCGATGTTTTCGTCGAAGCTGGTCGAGCAGTTCTACTGCACTTCCACCTACGCCGACATCACCACCACCGAATACACCGGCGAACTGAATCGCTGCGGCGATCAGATCACCTTTTTCCGCAGCCCCCGCGTCCGAGTTCGCAGAGGGCAGAAAGATTCAACAATCCGGCATGACACGATCGACACCGCGCCGATCACCATGGTGGTCGACAAGGAACTGGAGTTCTCGGTCAAGGTCGCCAAGGTCGACATGAAGCAGATTTGCAACTGGGATGCATGGCAGTCCTCGTTGCTCAAGTCGGCGTCGTACAACATGGCTGAAGCGATGGATCAGGAAATCCTCGCGCGCATCTACGTCGAAGCGGACGCTGCCAACAAAGGTGCGACGGCCGGTGTGCGCACCGGTGCGTACAACCTCGGTGCGGTGGGCGCACCCGTGCTGGCAACCTCGTCCAACATCTGGGAAGTGCTGACGCGGCTGCAGGGCGTGCTGCGCGAACAGTGCCTGCCGATGGATGACGTCTTCCTCGTCATTCCTGACGTGGCGTTGCCGACGCTGCTCAATTCGCCCATGCTGAATGCGAATGCGGGGCTGGGCGGCTCGTGCTGCAACATCGCCAGCGACATCATCCTGAACGGCAAGATGCCGCAGAAGATCGCAGGCTTCGACATCTACGTATCGCACAACCTTACGTCGGTGACGGATACCGGTAAGGTGGTGTATCAGGTCATCGCCGGTTGGCGTGGCGCAACAGCGTTTGCGATGCAGATCGAAGAAACGCGGGTCATCGACAACGACAAGGATTCGTGGGACGTGTACCTGCAGGGGATGAGCGTGTACGGGTACAAGACGATCCAGCCGGAAGGTGTGGCGTCGCTGTACGTCAACTTCGGTTGATCCCCTTCGACTGCTTCGTTACAGGAGAATGTAATGGCTGATTTCAATCTGTATCAAGGTGGTGTTGGCCCTGCGAGCGGCAACAACATGTTCCAGAGTCAGAACCCGACGACGAACCCGGTTAAAGGTTATGCCGATCATCAGCGTCGTCGTTCGTACCAAGTCACCCGGCAACTCAATTTCAAGCGGCTGTCGCCGGCTGGTGGCGTCGATCTGCCGGTGAAGGTGATGGACTGGCAGTGGTATCAGGATTATCTGAATGCCGGGGGCGTCGATATCGCGGTCTCCGACCAGATCAACATCATCCTGCTACCTAAGAACACGCGGCTGGAGTTCGTCTACGCGTGGGTGCTCGTCGGGTCCACGGTGACCGGCCTTACGTTCGATGTGGTGCTGCGCACTGCAGCGGGCGTGAATACGGCGATCGTCGGTATGACCGGGCTGGGCGCGGCAACGACGCAACCGGCGACCACCGCACGGCTCGACACCAACATCGTCAATACGTCGGAGGCATCGTTTCTTTCGCTGAAGATTCTGACGGTGCCGGCGACCGGACAGAAACTCGCAGGGTTGCAAGCGATGGTGACCGCCGAAGTGGTCGACTGGGGTCAGTTCGACTTCAACGGTAACGGTTAAGGCGCGGTACGTCCATGGTTGGGCGATTGGTGGGGGGCTAGCGCGGCCCCCCGTTTTTTTGGAGCATCGGAATGGTACAAGCGGTACAAAGTCCCCCGAAGGAACAGCAATACGTGACAGACGGTAATCACGTGTACCACTATAACGAACACCTCGCCGAGTTGGTGGCCAACGATACGCTCAAGTTTTGCGAACGTCCGTTGTTGCCGCCGTCCCGCGAGAAGAAAACAGTGGTGCCCGACGAGCCGGTCATGGAAGATGTGCAGCAGCAACTGGCGGGTGGACTCGTGAACGGGGATGACGATGGACAATCAGCATCGGCAGATTAGGGGTTATCGCGAACTCGACACGGAGCAGATCGCCCTGATGAATGCAGTCAAGGCACAGGGTGAGGAATTGGGGCTGTTGGTCGAGCGGTTGCGTACGATCCAGCTGGTCGATCCGCGCTGGGTTTCGATTGGCGCAACGCACTTGCAGGAAGGGCTTATGGCCTTAACTAGAGCCATCGCACGACCGGACTTCTTCTGATGGACGCTGCCGACCTGTTGAAGGCGTGTGCATTCGAACTGAATGATCTTGAACCGGGTCATGAGTACACACGCTTTCCGCAGGACGAATTGATCGAGTATCTGAACGAAGGCTTGGCGCAGCTTGCAGTGCTGAAGCCGACGCTGTTTCGCACCATCATCACGTTGCCATTGGGGGCGGGTGCGCAGCAGAAAGTGCCCGAGAACGTCGAGTCGATCGAGGACTTGACGTTCAATCTGAATGCGGATGATTCGCTGGGACCGGCGATCCTGCCGGGCAATTACGCACTGGAACGCACCTACGGCAAAGGGGTATGCCCGTCGGCGGGCGACTATGTCGTGCGTTCGTACATAGCTTTACCAACCACGGGTGCATTCTTTTTCGTTGATCCGCCGGTGCCGCCGGGTCAGACGATACGTGTACAAGCGGTAGTGACGGTTGCGCCGCAGGTGATCACGACGGCGAATACGCCGGTCGATTTGCCAAACGCTTCGCCACTGACGTACCGCAATCATCTGAAGGACTGGATGTTGTATCGTGCGTTTGCCAAAGACACCGAATCGCAAACCTCGGCGACTCTCTCGCAAGCGCATTTCAAAGCGTTCTACACGGCATTGGGTACCCCGCAGCGGAATGAGCAGGGTGTCCCGGTAGCTGTTCAAGGGATGCAAAATGCCGCGAGCGCTCGGTGAATTTATTCCGTTGACATTGGGGTTGCGAGGGCTGACCGGTGTTCCACCGGCTCTTGCAGAAGAAGCGATACGACAGGCAGCGATCGATCTGTGCGATCGCGGCGGGGTGTGGACGTTTTCGCTGGTGCTGCAGACGCAACCGGGTGTGCACGAATATCCGCTGCTGATTCCTGCGGCGGCGAATACGGTCGGGATCAAGTGTGTCACGGTAGACGGACATGGGTATGCGCCCGATCTGTACGGCTGTCGCCGGTGCGGTTGTGGCGGGTGCATGTTTTCGCTGCATGGGCTGCGGGCGATCCGCATTCACCCGATACCTGACCCATGTCCAACGTACGCTGAAATCGAGTTGTGGCTGAAGCCCACGCCGGATACGTGCGAACTCCCCGATGCGCTGTATCAGGAGTGGGGCGACACCATCGCCGATGGTGCGGCATCCCGGCTGTTTGCCATACCCAAGCAGGATTGGAGCAATCCGGGTTTGATGCAGCGGTATGCGTTGCTGTTTCAGAACAACATCACGCGGGCCAAGAACAAGCGCGTGCTGAATCGTACGCCCGGCCCGCTGATGATGCGCGGGTCTTACTTCTGACAGGAGTGTGTGATGCTCCCTGCGCTCGACGATCTTGGTTGGTGCGACATGGAGTGTGTACCAACGACCTGCGTTCCACGTCGCTATTCGGGGTGTGACTGGATTGCGTTGTCGCCCGGTTCAGCGAAGGTGTTCTTCCGCATGCTGGAAAGCGAACAGCGACCGGCGCAATTCATTCCCAACCGAACACCCATGCTGATGAAGCTGTATCGGCAGGGGACGACTTGTTTGATTGCGAAATATCCAGCATGGCAGCGGGACGCCAACGGTTATGTCGGATTCTATTTCGACGATGCGATCCTACGCGCGCACGCGGGTTACTACGTAGGTGATGTGTTTCTGGGTTGCGAGTATTGCTTTTCACTCAAGTTTCGGCTCGCACCGTGTGAACTGGTGGTTGATGAGTGTTATGTCGAACCGCAAGTTGAAACTTGTGGCAAAGAAGTGTGTGCCATTTATCCGGCGATTGGCGAAGGCACCATCGGTGGTGTTGATTGCGCGCTATTGCCGGTTGCTTCATGCACGGAGACTTGCGGTGTGGTACCGCCGTATGTCGAAGATAGCAATCCGAACGATTTCAAGTTTGACCCATGTCAGGCGGGATGTGACCCAACTATTCCGCTTCATCCGATTGGTGGCACTGTGGTTGGCGGTATTTAGGAGCGATTGATGTCTATCAATTTCAGTAATTTCGTTCGCACCACGCTTCGTGCGCCGGCCACGCCGTCGGATACGACGCTGCAGCTTGAACCGGGGGCGGGTGCGCTGTTTGCCATTCCGACGGGCGATTACATGTATCTCACCGTGAATGATGGAGTGACGGTCGAGATCATGAGGTACACCTCGATCGGTCCGGTATTCAACGACATCATTCCGGTGGCGCGTGGGCAGGATGGCACAACCCCCAAGGCGCTGCCTGCTGGCGCTTGCGTGCAGGTCGCGTGGAACAAGGCGCAGCTTTCGGATTTTGTCGTCAATCTTTACAACGAGATGTTTGACGCGGCGCTGCTCGACGCCGATACGGTGCAGGTCACCAGCACACCAACCAGTCCCCCGCCCGGCGGGGTGATCTACGCGGTGCGGGTCGATACACACCAATTCTGGTACTGGAATGTCAACGGTCCGGGGTGGGTCGAGATCGGCAATATTGGTCAGGGCATTGTGGTGGTGAGTTCACCACCTGCCAGCGCTCCGGCTGCCAACGTCAAGTTCGCAGTTAATCTGTCAGACAACTCGTTGTGGTTTTGGACCGGTGGCGGCTGGATTCAGATTTCCGGTAACGCTTCCAGTAGTGGTGGGGAAATCTGGGCGCGGCGTACGACGACAACTTGGTCAATGGGTCCCGGCCTTACGGTGACGAGTGGAGATTTCGGTTGGCAGGACAACGTACGCTGGCAAGCCAATCCGGCACAGCCATCGATTTTGTCGGTGAATGGGGTGGGGCAATACGTGGTTGCCGCTGATTGCATCCTATCGGCGGGAGTGGCAATCAATGCTCAACGGGGATTTGCAG